GATCAGCTTTAGGAGCAGTAACTATTGGAGGTGGTGCTGCACAAACAAATCCCGTATGTAATCCTGCAGCTAGCGGAAGTAATTCAACTTTTGTTGTAGGTTGTACAACTTATACAGCTACTGGTGGTGGCGGCGGTGGAAAAAATTCAGCTGGAACTGCTGGAGGATCTGGCGGTGGTGCCGAGGGTTCTGGAAATTCAGGTGGGGCAGGAACTGCATGTCAAGGTAATGCTGGTGGTGATGTTGTTAGTCCTGTACCAGCAGATACTGGAGCTGGAGGTGGTGGTAAAGGTGCAGCAGGTGGTGATACATCTGCTCCAAATACATCAGGAGTTGGTGGAGCAGGTTTAACAATTTCGTCTTCATATCCAGGATCACCTATATCCGCAGTTGGCGGTGGTGGCGGTGGTGGTGGCTCAGGTGGAGCTGGAGGATCAGGTGGTGGTGCAGCAGGAGGTGGACCAGGAGCTGCAGGATCAGCAGGTACAACTAACACTGGCGGCGGTGGTGGCGGTGGTGGTTCTGGTGGACCAGGATCAAGAGGTGGTGCAGGTGGTTCAGGTTTTTTTGCAATGAAAGAATTAACAAAAGCAAGTGGTGTGTGGTCAATGCAAAGTCAATATTCAGCTAAACGAGCAGGAACATGGCCTAAACCTCAAGATATTTTTACTATAGATTATTTAGTAGTCGCTGGTGGTGGGGGATCTAGATGTTTTTCTGATACCTCAGGTGGAGGTGGAGCTGGTGGATATAGAGCATCAGGTTATGGACCCTCACCATTACGAGGCACAGCAGCATCAGTTAGTGGATTTTGTGGAGCTAGTGTTGCAATAACAGTAGGTGGTGGTGGAGCTAAAGGTTCACAAGGAGGACCTTCAACATTTGATACTATAACTTCAGCAGGTGGTGGAAGTGCAGATTCTCCTAGAGCAGGAGGTTCAGGAGGAGCACCAGGTGGTACAGGTAACTCACCTCCTACAGATCCACCTCAAGGAAATGACGGAGGTCCAAATGGAGGTGGTGGTATTTTAGGTGTGGGACCCGGTAGATGTGGGGGAGCAGGAGCTCCTAATTTAATTAATTGTGGTGGAACACCTTTTTCAAGAACAGTATTTGCAGGTGGTGGAGCAGGAGGATCTGATCCCCCTGGAGGATCACCCGCACCAAATCCAAACGGAGGACCTGGCGGAGGTGGTCAAGGTGGAGCTAGAGGAAACGATACTTCAACTGATGGAGCAGCTAATTCTGGTGGTGGAGCTGGAGGACAAGGTGCAAACCTTTCTGGACAATCAGGTGGATCAGGTGTTGTAATTGTTAGAGGACCATCAGCGGTTTCTTTTTCAGTAAGTCCAGGAACAAATGCTACAGCTACACACCCTGGTGGGGATAAGATAGCTACGTTTACGGTTTCAGGAACATTGACAATTTCATAACAAATGATATATTAAGATCATAAAGATATATGAACTTAACAAATTATTATTGGTATTTTCAATCAGCAGTCCCTGCTAGAATTTGTGATGAGATTGTAAAATACGGAAAATCTATTTCTGATCAGATGGCAGTCACCGGTGGTTATGGTGATGGTAAAAAATTAAATAAAGCACAAGTAAAAGATTTAAAGAAAAAAAGAAATTCAAATATTGTTTGGATGAATGATAGATGGATATATAAAGAAATACAACCATATGTGAATCAAGCAAATGCAAATGCGGGTTGGAACTTTCAATGGGATTTTTCAGAAAGCTGTCAGTTTACAAAATACGAGAAAGGTCAATTTTATGATTGGCATTGTGATGGTTGGGATAGACCATATGATCAACCAAATACACCCTCACATGGTAAGATAAGAAAATTATCTGTAACTGTTTCATTGTCAGATCCAAAAGATTATAAAGGTGGCGAGTTAGAATTTGATTTTAGAAATATGGATCCAGACAAAAAACCCAACATTAGAAAATGCACAGAGATATTACCAAAGGGATCTTTGGTTGTGTTTCCTGGTTTTGTTTGGCATAGAGTATGTCCAGTTAAAAAAGGATCAAGATATAGTTTGGTAATATGGAATTTAGGGTGGCCGTATAAATGAGTTTTCCAAAACAACTACAATTAGAAGAATATTTTAAATGTCCTATATGGTGGGCAGACGAGGCTAAGTTTGTAAAAAAACTAAACAAAGCATCTGATAAATATATTAAAATATCACAAAAGAATTTAAAAAAACAAATAGATGACAGAAATAAAAAGTTTGGTGATAAGGGTGATATGGGACATGTGTTTCATTCAACAAGCCTAATAGGTGATCCTAAGTTTAAAGAATTACAGGATTATATCGGTGCAACAGCACACAACTTATTAGGTGAGATGGGTTTTGATTTATCTGACTATCAAGTTTTTACAACAGAGATGTGGGTGCAAGAGTTTGCAAAAAAAGGTGGTGGACACCACACTTTACACACACATTGGAACGGTCACATATCTGGTTTTTATTTTTTAAAAGCAAGTGAGAAAACATCCATGCCTTTATTTGAAGATCCAAGACCAGGTAATGTCATGAATCTTTTGCCAGAAAAAGATAAATCAAAAGTCACATATGCAAGTTCACAAATAAATTACAAAGTACAACCAGGCAGAATGATGTTTTTTCCATCGTACATGCCACATCAATATATCGTTGATATGGGTTATGAACCATTTAGGTTCATACATTGGAACTGCCAAGCGATACCAAAAGGAGTATTAAATGTCGTTCAAAAAAAATAAATATACTGTTTTAAAAAATGCAATATCAAAAGAATTAGCTGATTTTTGTTATGCTTATTTTTTAAATAAAAGAAATGTAGCAAAAGCTTTATTTGATTCAAGGTACATATCACCATTTACAGAATATTGGGGTATATGGAATGATAACCAAGTTCCTAATACTTATTCACATTATGCTGACATGGTAATGGAAACTTTATTACAAAGAGTAAAACCTGTAATGGAAAAACACACAAAATTAAAATTATCAGAAACCTATTCTTATGCAAGAATTTACAAAAAAGGAGACATCTTGGCCAGACATAAAGATAGATATTCTTGTGAGATATCTACAACTTTAAATCTAGGTGGTGATGATTGGCCTATATACCTAGATCCAACAGGTAAAAAAGGAGGTGCTGGAGTAAAAGTAGATCTTAAACCAGGAGACATGTTGATATATTCTGGATGTGACTTGGAACACTGGCGAGAAGAGTTTACAGGTAAAGATTGTGGACAGGTTTTTTTACATTATAACAAGGCAGGATCTAAAATGGCAAAAGAGAATGCTTTAGATAAAAGACCTTTACTAGGTTTGCCTGCATGGTTTAAAGGCACTAAGTTGACTAATTCTACAAAATAGTCTATAAAAAAGACTTGTATGGGGAGTACCACCACAACCACACTCCCCGTACTTTAATCTGTTAATTAACGTTTAATCTGATATAACGGGTTACTATGCTACAAAAGATAGGATTTCAGCCAGGTATAAATAAACAGATCACACCCACTGGAGCAGAGGGTCAGTGGATAGATTGTGATAACGTAAGATTTAGATATGGCACTCCTGAAAAGATAGGTGGCTGGAAACAGTTAGGGGACGACGCTCTGACTGGTGCAGGCAGAGGTCTTCATCATTTTGTAAACAGTAAAGCAAGAAAATATGCCATTATTGGCACAAACAGGATTCTATATGCATTTTCTGGTGGAGTATATTATGACATACATCCCATCAAAACAACGACAACGCTTACAAATGCATTTACCACGACCAACGGATCAACATCTGTTACAATAACTTTCAGTGGAGATCATGGTATATCTGCACAGGATATAATTTTATTAGATAATTTCTCATCAATAACAAATTCTAATTTTGCAGCATCAGATTTTAATGATAAAAAATTTATGGTAACCACTGTTCCTAACGCTACAACTATTACGATTACAATGCCATCAGCAGAGACAGGATCTGGTGCAACAACATCAGGTGGAATAAGAGTGCAACACTATTATCCTGTAGGACCAGCTGTTCAAGCAAAAGGTTTTGGTTGGTCTCTTGGGTCTTGGGGTGGTGAAACAGCAGGAGAACCTACGACAACTTTATCGTCTGCAATTAATTCTACAACGACAACCGGCATAATATTAGCAGACGTGTCACAATTTCCAGACACAGGTACAAACTTTATAAAGATAGGAACAGAGGAGATATCCTACACAGGTATAAGCACATCCAATGAACTGACTGGTGTAATTAGAGATGTTAGAGGCACAGATCCTTCATCACATGGTGCAGGAGATACTGTTACCAGCACCACAAACTTTGTGGCATGGGGTGAGGCAGCATCAGGAGACCTGGTCCTCGAACCAGGGATGTGGTCACTAGACAACTTTGGTGATAAGGCAATCTGTCTTATTCATGACAGTGCTGTATTCGAATGGAACTCTGCAGCAGCAGGGGCGGAAAATATTAGGGCTAATATTATATCTGGAGCACCAACAGCATCAAGACATATGTTGGTATCTACACCGGATAGACACTTGGTATTCTTTGGAACAGAAACAACTATTGGTGATACATCAACACAGGATGACATGTTTATAAGATTCTCAGATCAAGAGGATATAAATACTTATACACCCACAGCGACTAATACAGCTGGTACACAGAGATTAGCCGACGGATCACAGATCAGAGGAGCTATCAGAGGTAGAGATGCAATTCTTGTTTGGACTGATACAGCATTATTCACACAACGTTTTGTTGGTCAACCATTTACGTTTGCATTCGCACAAGTTGGAACACACTGCGGACTTGTTGGACAGAACGCTTGTGTTGAGGTTGATGGTGCTGCGTATTGGATGTCAGAAAATGGTTTTTTTAGATATGCCGGTAAACTAGAATCTTTACCATGTTTAGTAGAGGATCATGTTTACGATAATATAAATCTAGAATCTGGTAACCAAATGGTATCAGCTGGATTAAATAATCTGTTTGGTGAGGTTATGTGGTTCTATCCAACAACGGGATCTTCTGTTGTAAACAGAATGGTTTGTTATAATTATTTTGACTCTTCACCACAAAGACCTGTTTGGACAAATGGAACTTTAGCTAGAACTATGTGGGAGGACTCAGCAGTATTTGGTAGCCCACATGCAACAGAGTACACCGCAGGAAATGATGCGTCTTTTGATGTGGTGGGCAACACAGAAGGCAGAACAATATATTATCAACACGAAACAGGGACAGATCAGGTTCAAGGTGGTGCTACAACTGCGATAACTGCAAACATATCTTCTGGAGATTTTGACATCAGTCAAAGAATACAAAGAGGTCAAACTACAGGTGCAGCCGATCTTAGAGGCGACGGTGAGTTTATAATGAAGATAAGAAGATTTATACCAGATTTTATATCACAGACTGGTAATACACAGGTTACATTACAATTAAGAGATTTTCCAAATGATAGTCAAGCTAGTTCTGCACTTGGACCATTTACAGTTACATCTTCTACTAAAAAAGTAGATACGCGTGCAAGAGCAAGGGCAATTGCATTAAAAGTAGAAAACACAGCTGCTAATCAGAGTTGGAAATTAGGGACATTTAGATTAGACATACAACCGGATGGACGTAGATAATGGCAAAGATAGTACAGGTATTAACAAGACCAAGTAGCGAATATGATTTACCTACAGCAGAGGCACAGGTCAGAGATCTTGATGCGATAGTAGAAAAATTAAATACAACGTTTCAACAAGAATTAAAAGATGAGGTAGAAGCATTTAACTTCTTTTTACAATAATGGCTAATAGTTTTATAAATAAAAAAGCAGACTTAACAACAACAGATCTAACTACACTATACACGGTGCCTAATTTTAAGACAGCTGTTGTTAAATCACTGATAGTGTCCGAGGACGCTGGATCAGGGTCTACTATAACCATAACATTAGTTAACGCTAGTGGTGCTATATTTAATCTATTTAAGGATAAAGCCATAGCATCCAAAGCAACAACAGAACTTTTGACCCAACCTCTTGTAATGGAGGAGAGTGAGGTCCTTAAAGTACAGGCTGCTGACGCGAATGAGCTGCACGTCATAGCCTCTATATTAGAAATACAGCCAAGAGAGGTAACAACATAATGAAAGACATACCAGTCATAGAACCAAAAGAAGTGATAGAAGAGATTTATAACCTTAGAACAGGTGAGAAATACAAGAATGATGAAGAATGGAAGGCAAAAGGCATACCTGAATCAGAGATAAGAAAAGATGTCAGGGTTATCATGCCAAGCCTTGATTTATTCGGAGAAACAAAATAAGATAGAACGATGGCCATAACTAGAACACAACAAGCAAGACAGATGTTAAAAAAAGGCACCGAACCTGTAGTACAAGGAGGTGTTGATAACTATCTGGGTAAACAACCACAGGTTGTTGCACCTAGAAAATGGCAATCAGGTCCTGATAAACCACCAACAGAATTAGCATACATAACAGAGGCAGAAAAAAAATTATTATTAAAAGAAGATATACACGGATCTCTTAAAAAAGGTCCTAATCAAGGTCCTGCAGGTATTATATCATTGGATAGTTTTGGTGATATTGGTGGAGCTGGAGCAGCTGGTGGAGATACAGAAGCTGGTGGTGGAGCTATGGAAGGAAGAGGTTTTTCTGGTCGAGGACCAACTGAAACTAAATCTGATTTTGAAAATAGAGTAAGAAATCAAAAAGAAATATTTCAAGCAGCAGAAAGAAAACAAGCCAGAGATCTAGGTATTAGAGAACGAAAAAATGTAATTGACATGAGAAGACCTGGTAGATTTGGTTTTAATCCACTAGCAACTATATTAGGTTTTGTTAATCCTTTTCTTGGCTTTGCAGCTAGAGGTATTATGGGCATACCTAATGTAGCTAAAAAATTTAAAGAATCAAATACACTATCAGATTTTTTAACAAGTTTAAAAAAACCTACTGGTGTTTCTACTGAAGATGATAATACAACTTTATTAGATCAAGTAAGTCCTGATCTACCTTTTGCACAAAGTTATTTAAAACAATTACAAAGTAAAATGACACCAAAGATAACAATAGATGATGATATGAGTTTAGTTCCAGACAGGGGATTAAAAACTGTACCTGGAGATAGTTTAGATACACCTTTTCAACAAGATATTAAACAAGTTGATTTTTTAGATAATGCTATGGCTGATGTTTCTGCGGCAGATATTAATCGTTTATTGGGCACTACTTACGGTGCGACAGGTCAACAAAAATATGCTCCTAATACTGACATAGATACTATTAGAACGATAGAGGGTCCATTTTTAAATCCATCAATAACTGATCAAGAAATTAAAGATGTATTAAATAGAAAAATCACAGAACCAACTGGCGTGTTTGCAGCTGACGGTGGTATGATAGGTGGAGGCATCATGGATGCTACAGGTAGACAGAATTATTTTTTAGGTAAGTTAGTTAAGAAAGCAAAAAGAGCAGTCAAGAAGATAGTTAAAAGTCCTATTGGTAAATTAGGGATAGGAGCTGCACTTGCTTTCACACCTCTTGGTAAAGGTGGAAGTCTTGCGAGCAGATTTATGAATTTAAGCAATCCAATGAAAGCTTTAATAGGAGGTGGATTATTATCAGCGGCACCACTTTTACTTCAACAAGAAGAAGAGCAAGGGGAAGGATTAGGAACTACTGGATCAGTTGGTGGTCAGATAGATCCAAGAGCATATACAGATCCCTATAGTGTTTTATTTGGTGCTTTTAAAGCTGAAGGTGGCTCTATGAAAGATGAGCCAGTAGCCAAAAGAACCATGCCACTATTAGATATGGATGGACAAGAGATGGATTTAAGAGCTGAAGGTGGCTTTGTGCCGATAGGTAGAATGGAAAAGGCAGACGATGTGCCTGCAAGATTATCTAAAAATGAATTCGTATTTACAGCCGACGCTGTAAGAAATGCAGGTGACGGAGATGTGGACAAAGGCGCAGAAGTTATGTATAACATGATGAAAAACCTCGAAGCCGGAGGTGACGTATCAGAAGAATCGCAAGGCTTAGAAGGCGCACGTAACATGTTCCAAACATCAAAAAGACTAGAGGAAGTATTATAATGGCTGTACAAGAAACTAGAACATTACCCGCACCATTCGTAGATAAATTAGGCACGGACCTTGCAACACAGATCACGGCCCAGGCACAGGTGCCTGTCGTTGCACCAGGAGCAGCCGGTATATCTCAATTAGCAGGTGAGTCAGCTGAGGATTTTGCAAAAAGACAGCAGGCGGCACAACAGTTTGATATCAGACAACAGAGTCTAGCAGGACTTGCACCACAGGTTGCAGGACTAAGTCAATTAGAACAGGATGCAAGAACAGCAGCACAAGCTGGTATAGGTTCTTTTGCACCGTTCGTACAAGCAGCACAGACACAGGCAGGAACTGCAGGAGGGATATTAGGACAAGCAGGAACAGAATTAACAGGAGCAGGAACAACGTTAGGTGCAACACCTTTAGGAGCTACAGCTTTTCAACAAGATGTTGGACAATTTATGTCGCCATTCCAATCACAAGTTATTGATGCAACTTTATCTGAATTTGATCGTAACACTGCACAAAGAGAACAACAGATAAGAGATCAACAAGCAGCTTTGGGTGTGCTCGGCGCTGGTCGGGCGGGCGTACAACTCGCCGAGTTTGGTACGGGGGCGGCACGTGAACGTGCACTATTACAGGCAAACCTATTACAACAAGGGTTTGGTCAAGCACAGGCTGCTAGGCAACAAGATATCGCCAATAGATTTGGTCTAGGTCAAGCACAAGCAGGACTTGCCGGACAAAGAGCAGGACTTGCAGGAGCACAATTAGGACAAGCACAATTTCAAACAGGACTAGCATCATTAGTTCCTGGATTACAAAGAGCAGATGTCGGACAACTTGGAGCATTGGGCGCAATCGACAGATCATTAAGCCAAGCACAACTTGATGCACAGAGACAAGCAGCAACAACAGCAGCATTCCAACCACAACAACAGTTAGATAGATACGCTGCACAAGTAACAGGTCTAATGGGTGGTTATCCAGGTGGAACAAGGCAGGAGTTCATACCACAACCTACACCATTACAGTCTGCTCTAGGTATCGCAACCACATTGGGAGGCCTATATTTAGGATCTAGATAATGAGAAACAGAACTTTAATGAGACCAATGTTTAGAATAGGTGGTTCAGCAGGAACTGGTATTACATCAGGATTAGACAAACCAAGAACTAATTATCAATTTGGTGGAGGTGCTGATGCTAGAAGATTTATTCAAAGACCAATGACACCACAAGCACCAGCTGTTGATAGAAAACCAACCGGTCTTGGCATGGGAACACTACCAGGATTCTTAACACAGTTTGGTTTAAATTTACTGTCAACACCATCAACAGGTAATATTTTTTCTACAGCAGCTACAGCAGCAAGAGAACCATTTTCAAGTTTCTTGACAAGTAAAGCAAAACAAGCTGCAACTGCAGACGAGAGAGCATTTCAAGAAAAATTACTTGAAAGACAAATAGCATCTGATGAAGCAATAGCAGCTATGAAACAAAAAGATTCTTTCTTTGCTGCACAGACACCAGAAGAACAATTTAGAGAAAGAGCAAAAATCTATAGCGAATCTGCTATTCCTGTGATTAAAAACAATGCAACTGATCTAGCAAATTTTGAAGTTAAAAATAGAGGTGAAAATTATGTTCAATTAAATTTTGAATATGATAAAAAAACAAAACAATTTGAACCAGACTTTAGAAGTGTGCCCGAAGGTGCATTAACATACGATCCTGGAAAAGGTATAGCATATAGAATGACTCGTAGAGAAGATGGAGCTCTTCTTCCTATCCCATTAAACCCATTCACATTAGAACCTTTAAAAAATATTGATGGTTCGGAGAGTTAAAAATGGCTCTGGTAGTAGATCCAAATACAGGCCGACTTGTCGATGAAAAAGAGTTAGGTAAAACTAAAGAACAAAGAGATAATAAAAAAGATATAAATGTAAATCTTTACGATGGTAAAGATGAGACCGACATACAATTAGCTGAGGCAGAGGATAATAACGAGGTATCAGGTGCAACAGCATTTGTTGCAGGACTTGGATCAGGTGCCATAAAAACTGTTGAAGGTGTGGTATCTCTTGGAGCAGAGCTCTTAGACCTTGGAGCAACAGAAAATGCTGCAGCAAGGGTAGAGGCATTCTTTGATAAACTTAATCCACTAGAAGAAATAGCTGAACAGAGAGCCATAGGTAGACTCTCAGAGGCATTGGTGCAGATAGGTATACCAGGAGCTGCAGGTGCAAAACTTGCAACCACATTGGCCACAAAAGCATTAAAAGCAAAGAAAGCTGGTAAGCTTGTAAGTTTTAAAAATCCTAATGCAATAAAAGGTAAAAAGAAAGCTGAAGAGTTAAATAAATTATCAGGCACACAGAGGTTTGGTGCTGTCGTATTAGGTGGTGCAGCTGGAGAGACGCTTGTAGCTGATGTTGAAAAGATAGGAAACATAAGTGATCTGTTTGGACCAGATGCTGCCCTTGCTTTAGATAGAGATGTTAGAGATGATCCATCAGAAGACGCAGCTAGAAAATTAATGAACAGAGCAAAGTTTGGTGCAGAGTCTATTTTTCTCACACCATTTGTTTACGGTACAGGAGTTGCGGCAAAAGCACTAGCAAAACGTGGTAAAGAACTTGCGTATAACAGTGGAATTTTTAATCAAGCATTAGATAAATTTGCTGCTGCATTCAGATTTAGAGGTACAAAACCACAAGAGGTTGCTGAAGCAAAAAAAACACAAAAAGCAAGAGAGATGAGAGATACAAACTTTGCTGAAGAACAGGTTGCAAGAATAGATAGACAGGTGGACAAAGTGTTTCCAGATTTTAGAAAATTTTTTAATGCATCTGCTGTTGAGGAGAGAAAAGAATTTTTAAAATTATTAGATGATGGTTTATTTAAAGGTGATTTAAATAAAATAAAATTAGATTCTAATCTAGAAAAACAAATCAAAGAAAAAATAATAAAACGATTAGGTAAAAAAGAAGGATCTCAGGTAGCGTTTGAGATATCAAAGGCTTTGGTAAAAACAAGAGGTGAGTTTGGTAATCTGTTAAATGTAACAGCAGGTGGACCAGGAGGTAAGGTGGACTTACCTGCAGGTGTGGGTGTTGATCTACGTAAGATAATGGGTAACAGAGTTAAAAACTACATCGGTAATACATTTGAGATATTTGAAAATGCAGAGGCAGGTTTCTTACAAAAGTATAAACCAGCAAGACAAGACGTAGATAGAGCTATTCAATTATTTATGAGATATGCATCTAAAAATAAGAATCCTATTACAGAATTAGAAGCAGAGGGTATGGTAAATGATATTATCAAACAGGTTAGAAAGATGGACCCAAAGAGAGATAGACTACCAACGTTCGCATATCAAAATTTATCTAGATCAGCCGATGATGCATTTGCATTAAAAACATTTGCACAAACAATAGAGAAAAAACTACCTGGTGGTAAAAAAGAAATACAAGTTATAGGTAAAGGATCAAAAATATTTAGAGATTTATTTGGTGAAATAAATGATGTTAGACACTCTATCTTTGAAGGTATGAGTAGACTATCAGTAGTTGCTAGAAAGAATCAATTGTTTGATGAGATACTAGATGCAGATGCAGTAGCTAAAGCAAAAGCTACAGCAGAAACACCACTTGGTGCAAGAGGTTTTTTTCATTCTACACCACTTGCAGCTAAAAGAGCTTTCGGTAACGAACCTGAGATAGTTAAGATGGATGACTATGTAAAAGAATATTTTAAGGATGGTGTATTAGTAAATAGATTA